TTTTAATTTTGAATATTTGTTTTTAAGTTCAACATATCCTTTATAATTTTCTTCTATATTACCAAAATCATCAATTATACTTTTAATATCGTTTACATTTACTTCTAAATCATCATATTCTTTTTGATGTTGCTCTAATTCTTCTTTGGTTTTCAATGCATCTTTAACAAATACATTGTTCATACAAAACTTACAATTAGGATCATACTCATGTTGTTCTAAATGTGAAAGTTTATCCTTATTAGCATTTAGTTTAACTTCTAATAATTCCAACTTTTGCTTTTCGGTCTTATATTCATTTAGTTTTTCGGTATAAGCATTATATGAAGTTTCTATATCTCCAACTTCATAAATTGATTTCGAAATATCTGCAATTAGATTTTTATATTCATCAATTTTACTTTCTTTTGATTCGTATTCTTTTTCTAATTCTTCTAAATTTTTAGAAATATCTTTTCTTTTGGTTTCCAGTACAGGCAAATCTAAATTAGAATCAATAGGAGTTAGTTTTCTAGTTAATTCCAATATATCGGAATCAATATTTTCTTTAATCTTAGTTTCTGAACTTAAATGTGATTGTAGTTCTTTAAGATTATCTTTTTGTTTTTTTATTTCAATTCCTTTATCTGCTAACTCATTTGTGAAATCGGTTTTCTTAAAATTCTTTATAAGAACACTTACTTCTCTAATATCCTCCAATGCAGAATCATATAGTTTATCAAATATATTTAATCCCATAAACTGTGCTAATAAATCCTTTCTTTCAGATTGAGATTTATCAATGAACAATGCATTATTTCCCTGTAATGATAGTGCAGTTAAAACAAAATCATCAAATGTTCCTACATAACCTTCTATAATTTGATTTGTATCCCTTCTTTCCGTTCCATTAAGAGATTCATTAATTCCATCTACTACTCTCCAAAACTGTACATCAACTTTTACATTCTTACCTTTATTAACGGTCTTTGCTTCTCTTTTTATTGAGTATTGTATTCCATCTACTTCAAAATCCAATTGACAATAGAAATCATTTTTTCTATTATTCATAACATGAGATGCTTTGAAAGCCCTACTACACTTATCAAATAAACAAAAAGATATTGCATCAAATAAAGATGACTTACCACTTGCATTTGGTGCAAACAATCCCATCAACCCATTTAATTTACTAAAGTCAATTTTATTATTTTCCCCATAGGAGAACATATTTGAAAATTCAAATCTTATTGGTTTCCATTTTACATTTCTTGCCACATCATCCAATACAATTCTACTATTCATATCTCTATTTATAGTTTCTAATTTTGCCAAATCATCATTAGTAACAAATGGCATCATTCTACTTACATAATCTTGTATTAATGAGTTTTGATGGTTGACATCGGTAATATCTTCAAATTCTAATTTATTTTGTCTATTTCCTGTTTTTAATTTAGAAAGTGAATCGGTTCTTATAAGGGTGCAATCATCAATACCATATCGCATTTTTATCTCAGTTAGAACTTTCTTTGTATCTGCGGTATCCGTATTGGATAAACGAACTCTCAAACGAGCATACTTTGGCATATCACTTACAATAGGAACTATGCCATTATCAACATCCAAAGTATAATATCCATAATCGTTTGGTAAATCAACTTCTTCATATGTGAGTGTATTCATATCCCAAACAATAAAACCATGCTTACCCAATGTTTCACCAAAGTTTTGTTGAACCAATGAACCTGCATAAACTACCTTACAACCTTTTGGACTAATCATCTCCTGACGTTTATGAATATCACCCAATAGAGCCAAATCATAACCATCAAATATATCTGTCGTAAAATGTCTACTACTTACTACATAACCAACATCTGTCATTGAATTATCAACAGGTCCGTGGAATAGTGCAATTTTTGTTTTTGCATCAATATTGTCTGCTTTTGGCCAGTTATCCTTATTATCAAAAATAGAGTAAACAGCAAATGCGGTATCACCATAATTCCAAACCTGAGTATCTCTTAAATAGTAAAAATTATCCAAATTCAATGCTTCCACAATTGGAGTAAGAACATCAATTCTATCCAAATTGTTCATATTACAATCGTGGTTACCTGTGATTAAGATGGTCGGTGCAAGTTTAGAACATTCGGTAAATAACCAACTAATTTCCCTAATAAGTTCAGGAGACATTTCTAATTTAGCATGGGCAATATCACCTGCTAAATAAATGATTGAATCTTCCGTTCCTCTATTACGGATTTCCTCAAACATTTTTTCAAATACTTGTCTATACTCTTTGTGTCTTTTAACATTACGAATATGTACGTCCGCAATATGGTAAATCTTTTTTAGATTACTCATAAACTATTTATTTTATTTAATAACAATTCTTCTGAAGTAAACTCTTTTGTTTTTGTTAGTTCTTCGTAGAATTTTGTATAACCAATTTCAGATGCATCCTTATCTTTCAAATACATCATCTTTACATTTATTCCATTCTTTCTAAAATACTCTGCAGCCTTCATTGCTTCGTTTATTGCATCGTTATCTAAAGAAATGATTATATTATTTACACCACTCATAAAGATTTTTTCAACCAATTGTTTGGATGGAAACTTTCCTAAAAGTGGAATTGCATTTCTTTTTATTGTTATTGCATCAAACACACCTTCGCATAATATAATTGGTTGCTTCCAATTAACTTGTGATTCAAAACAAATAATATTTTTACTTATAGGAGGATTTTTATACTTCATCTTTTCATCCTGATAATAAGAACGAGAAACAAAATAATTTAATAATCCATTTGAATCATATGATGGTATAATTACTCTCCTTGCATATAATCCATCTTCACAATATCCAATGTTATATTTTATAATTTCTTTTTGAGTTATTCCTCTTTGCGTTAAGTAGTTTATTGCCTGTTTATATTCTGGATTAAACCCCTTTGGTGGTTCATTTAAGGACTTAAATTCTTTTGGTAAGGAAATATATACTTTTGTTTCTAAATCGTCCTGTTGAGGGTTATAATTGCTATCTCCGTATATTTCACGAATGATTGATATGGTATTTTTATCAACATCAAGTTTACGAAGTAAAGATGTTAATTTTTTACCACCACTATTACAAGTCCAACAATGCCACTTTTGTGTTTCCGTATTAACTTGTAGTTTTTGTTTATGGTGATTACAGAATGGGCAGTAGAATGCTAACTCATTTCCTCTCAATGTAGAATGACTACCCAAAGTATTGGATAGTATAGAAGTAACTTTATTTTTATCATTTAGACTTAACACAAGTCAAATATACAAAAATAATTTGATTTTATCAAATCTTATATGAGATTGTTTTTATATAGATTAAATTCATCATCAAATTGGTTATAACTTACCACTATTTCTTCATCTTTTTGAATATCCCTTGATGCAATCATCTCATCTGGCCCATGTGGAATTGAATTTGGTTCATAACTATGATTTTGAAATATTGAGTGATCACATGATGAATAATAATAATCTCCCTCTCTCCAAAAGTATTTATCAATAAAATCTTTTTGAATATCGTTTAGTTCATTTAGTTTATCTACATGAACCTTTATATCAAACCCATACATAAATCTCCAAATGATAGTTCCTTTTGGAACAAAATCTTTTGCAAAGGTTCCAAAACCTTTACCATCGGATTCCTTTATATATGTTTCTATTAAAAACAAATTAATGTATTTTATCAGTTATATAAACCAATCATCGGGAATGACCTTATCAGCATACTTAAATCCATTCTTCTCACACCAATCGGCATAAGTTGTTTTTGATTTTTTACTGATTTTATTTTTTGAATTTGTAAAAACAAAACGAATATCCAAATTAGGATGTTGTTGTTTTATTAGTAAGTGTTTTTTCCTGTCTGTAAGTAAAAATCTACCTTTGGTTTCTACAAAGATTCCATTTGGTAATTTAAAATCAGGATGGTAAGTATGTTGAGAAGCAGGTACAATATAATCCACAACTTCGGATTCATACTGTACCTGTATCCCTTTGCTATCAATTTGCGTTGATATATTTTCTTCAAGACCGGATCTAAAACCATGCTTCTTTCCTACCCACTTGGAGGATTTTTTAGATGTAACCTTTTTTTTCATTAATTATTGTGGGTTTGATGCACCATATAAGTTGGTATCATTCCAACCATTTGGTAAGTTGGTTGTACCACCACCAATTGTTGCACCTTGAAATCCGTATCTATTTCCAGGAGAAACTACAGAAAATTCAGCTGCACCATCGATAGCACCAACATCTGGAGCTTTACCACCATTCTTATTTTCACCAATAGAATATGGTATCTGGTCTATTGATATATTTGCATCCACCTTTGCTGAATCAGGTCCACCCTGATTTGCAGCAAGAGATTTTTTTGATTCGTATAATTCTAACATTGTTGCCATAATAGTTCTATTTTTTATATAAATATAAAATTTTTAGATTAAGTATCAAATCTTATTATAAAATTCATATCAATATTTGGAAGTGATTTAATTGGTTGTGGTAATTTAGCTACTGCTACCAATTGAGCATCATCATCATATAATCCAATGGTTGTAATAAATGGTGTTAAAAATGAACCTGTAATATCAACAGATGATGATACCTCCATTTGCTCAAACCCAGCATATACTGATGTGTTTACATTTGATTGATACCTATAATCTATTGTTTGTCCAAATTCATTGTTACCTAATTTTTTTATGTATTTAACACCCGGATTGGATTGAACTTTTATTATATATGGTTTAAAATTTTGATTCATGCCATCCGCAGTTACCCAATCGGTTTCTACTTTACCAACTTCTACAAAGGATGTTGGGTTAGTGGATATGTTGAATTCATCTTTACTTACAACAATTAAATACTCATGTTCATAAATAGTTTCTGTTGATTTGTACGTCATATTCCAATCTGATAACAAAAACGTCTCTACATCTTTTGTAAAAACAACTAAACCTTGTTCATAAAAAGCATTACCATATTTAGAACCCGTTCCAAATGATGTTATAAATGGTACGGAAAATGCGATTGTTGTACCACTTTGTAAATCGCTTCTCAAAATAGTTATGTTATATTGACTTCCACTATAATCCAAAGTTAATATATTTGTTTCCAAATCTATTGTGTAAGTATCTATACTTGCACTATAAACA